CGGTCTGCCAGCCGATCACGCTCTCGGCCTTCACCAGCATCGCGTAGGGCCGCAGGTTGAGTTCCTGTTCGTCCTTGAGCGTGAGCCCATCGGGGCGCTGCGGCCCGTCCACGAAGATGAACGAGATCCCGGCCTCGATTCCGTCCTCGAAGACCTCGCGGGCGAAGGTGTTGAGGTTGCGGCCCTCGGCGGTGATGTTCTCGCCGATCTGCCTGAGCACTTCGGGCACATCGTCGCCAAGCTGCACTTCCTTCGAGAAGACGCGGTCGGCGTCGTCCTCGATCGCCTCGTCCAGCGCGGGATAGAACCAGGAGCGTGCGAGCCGGTCGAGATAGTCCTTCTCGGTCTCGCGCTCCTCCTTGGGCAGGTAGGTCTGGCCTGCCGACCGCATCGCCTCGACGCCGCCGCGCAGCGCCCGCACCTTGCGCAGAACCGTGCTGTTGGCCGCGCTCAGGCGAGACGGCTTCGCGACGGAATCGTTCATAGCTTCAACCTCACGGTGCCAGACTTCTGTTCGGGTTCCATGATCAGGACCGACAGGGCGCGCGATGCCGCGTCGACCTGGTCGGCCCACTTGCCGCGCGGGAACTTGCACAGCTCGTCAATGAAGGCTTCGTTCCAGTCGCCTTCGACCAGCCAGACATTGCCGGCCTCGGCCTGGGCAGCCAGAGGACCGGCCCGCGTCACCTTGTCGCCGGTTTCCGGCGAAAAGCGGTAGTCGTAGCCGACCAGCGAGGCGACCAGCGACATCACCTGGGCCTTGCCGGCCTGGCCCGGATCCTGCGGCAGCGAGCCGCGGATCTTGCGGCCATCGGTTTTCGCCGTCGCCATGATCAGGTCGCGTACCTGCATCGGCGTGCCCTGGATCCCGCAGACGTCGCCGATGATGACCTTGTAGCCATCGGCCTTGGTGCCCTCGAGCGCCATCAGCACGCCGCGCGTCCAGGCCGCATCGGCATCGTCGGTCGCAGCCAAGTCCCACCCCCGCACCCAGGACAGGCCCGCCGGCCTGACCGGCAGGAAGTTCTTGAACCAGTGCCGCTTGAACATGGCGCCGCCGCGCGGGACCGGGCGCTGCTGGTGCTGGCCCTCCCACCCGTAGGAGCCCATGACGACTTTCTGCTTGTCGACCCAGGGCCGCGGAAAGCGCTCCTCGAAGAGCAGTTCCCCTTCCTTCGTGCGCGGATCCTCGAATCCGATCGAGGTGTAGCACTTGCGTTCCGGCTCGAACTCCATCGGCAGGCAGAGATGTTCGTAGCCGTAGTCGCTTTCGAGGATGTGGCCCGAGACATCGCCCTCGTTGAGGCGCTGCATGATGATGATGATCCCCGATTTCGTCGGCGAGACGAGGCGATCGGAGAGGGTTTCCTTCAAGACGCGGATCGCCTTCTCGAGTTCGACCGGCGAGTTCGCCTGCTCCGGGTTGGTCGGATCGTCCCAGACGACGACATGGCCGCGCTTGCCGGTCATGGAGGCGACCGGCGAGGACTGGCGGAAGCCGAACTTGTCGTTCTCGAAATAGGTCTTCTCGTTCTGGTCCGAGGTCAGCACGGTCGGCCAGCGATCCTGGAACCAGCGCGACTGCACCAGGCGGCGCGTGCGCAGGTTGTCGCGGGTCGCAAGCGTCTGCTCGTGGCTCGCGCCGAGGAAGCGGTAGTGCGCCTTGCCGGCCGGGCCCCAGAGCCAGGCCGGGAAGAACACCGAAGCAGCCGAGGATTTCGACGTGCCCGGCGAGATGTTGATCAGGAGCCGCGTCAACTCGCCCGCGGCCACCGCCTGCAGGTGCTCGCCGATCGCGTCGATGTGCCAGTTGTGCACATAGGGCTCGCCGTCGATCTGCGGCCAGGCCATGCGCAGGAAGTCGGCGCAGCTGCGGCTGGCAAGCTCCTTCTGGCAGGCAATGACGTCAGCCGGTGTCACCTGCATCGTCGGCCTCCATCGCCGCCAGCGCGATCTCCCGCAGCGCCGCGGTGCTCAGTTTCTTCGGGTCGAAGCTCAGCCGGCCCTCGACCGGGATCGGCCCGCCCTTCGGCCCGCTGATCTCGCTCGTGTGCCCGTAGCCGCGATCCTTGGCCTTGCGGTCGAGATACCAGCGTACCGTCTGCCCATCCGCCGCCTTGATCAGTTCGATCACCTTGGCCTCGGCGAGATCCTTGGTGCTCTCGTCAATCTCGCGGATCGCCTCGTGGATCTGCGGGTTGGCGTTGATGTAGCGCCAGAGCGTGACCCGGCTCACCCCGAGCATCTGCGCCGCCGCCTCGCGCACGCCGGCCATCTGCTGCATGGCTTCGAGCACGCGATCATCGGTCAGCGTCGGTCGCTGATAGCGGCTCTCGCCCGCGCGAGTTTCATCTGTTGCCGTCATTCTTCCCCCAGGACTGTGGCCCCGTGATCGCGCGTGAGGGTTGAGAGCGCGCCGAGGAGCATGTGGTGTCGGTCGGCCTCGCTCGCGCTGGCGAAGGCGAGACGCCTGGCTTTCGGCCAGATGAGGTCCGGCCTGCAGCAGGAGAAGTCGGGGCAGCACTCGCCGTCATGGCGCTCTTCGCCATAGGAGCCGTCCGGTCCCCAGGGATTGTGCCAAGGGCGCCCTTCGAGCCATTCGCTCATCTGGTGCGCCTGGGCCTCTGCGTAGGTGGCAAACCTGGGTTGCGTGCTCATTCGACCAGCTCCCCCTCTGCGGCCTCGAGTTCATCGAGCTTCTGGATCGCGAGTTCCGCCAGGATCGCCATGGCGATGGCGCTGTTCTGGACGTTCCTCAGTTGCTTGACCCGCACGATGGCGTCGAAGGTCTTGTCGAAGTCCTCGAAGCGCCCGGCGTGAAAGAGCACCTTGGCGCCCTTCTCCGCGCGCCGGACAAGCTCGAGGAACTGTTCGGCATCATCGGGCAGGAAGGAGAGCGTGATCTCCTGGTAGGCCGGGCCCGCGACGTTGAAGCCCGCGAGCTTGATGTCTTTCAGGTGGCCGAAGATGTCGTCCGAGAGGCCCGAGTATTCCTTCCCCGTGAGGGTGAGCCCCTCGTAGAGCTGCTCGAGGATCGACAGATCGTCCTGGCCGGTGACGGCGTTGTGCGCCAGCTGGATCTCGACCCGGCGTTCGCGCGAGAGCGCGTTCAGGATCACGATGCAGTCGATCTCGGTCAGACCGGCCTCGCGGGCGCTGTAGACGCGATGGTTGCCGCTCAGGATCTCGTATTCCGCCGGATCGACCGGAGCGCCGGACTCGTCATGGACCAGCCAGACCAGCGGCAGGCTGGTGAGCCCGCCATCGCGCTTGATGTTGGCGGTCAGCCGTTGCTGCTGTTCAGCGGTCATGTAGCGCGCGTTCACTTCGAGATGGCGCAGACAGTCAAGCGGCAGCCGCCTGATCTCCGTCCGCAGTTTTTCCTCGACCATTCTTCCCCCACCATTCCGCGTAGATGTCCTGTGGCGTGTCGTCGCGAACCGGCCCGCCATACTGGATCACGAAGCCATCGCCCGTGTCGTTCTCGCGCCGGCTCAGCTTCTTGAGCACGCCGCGGTATTTCATGCTGTTCGGGTGCTTCGAGAACGCCGTGGTCACGAGGTTCTCGTAGCGCTTGAGGAACTTGCGCTCCATGTGCCCGACCAGGCTGCGCGACGTCGCCAGCATCGCGATCAGCTTCGACACCCGGCCGTCGCGGGTGATCGAGAGATCCGACAGGAGGTTGATCGTCGTCGGCCCATAGGCCGCGCGGGTGATCGGCGCGTCGTCGTAGATGATCGAACCGGCGAGCATCCCGTCGATGAAGATGAGGAAGTTCTGCATCCCCGACGAGTGAATGATCGCCTTGGAGAGGTAGACATCCTTGACGAAGTTCATGTGCGCCGCGTCAGCGGCGACCACCGAGACCTCGGACGTGGGCCCGAGTCGGTCGACCTCGAGCGGCCGGTAGCGGAACGGCTGCGCGCGGTTGTGCTTGTGGATCAGGCTCGATTTCTCGACCCGGGCGTAGCAGTAGTGCGGCAGCCGGCGCCCCTGGGTGAACTTGATCACCGGCTCCTGGTCCTCCCAGAGCTGGTCGGTGAGCATGACGTAGCGCACGCCCTCGGCCTCGAGCGCCCGCGTGGTCTCGCGCAAGTCCTTCGGATCCCAGAGGCCATAGGCCGGTTCGTCCCAGGCGATGTTGTCGTTCAGGAACTTGAACTGGATCTCGTAGCCGCCCTTGGTGAAGGGCGGAAAGGCCAGGATCGGCGACCCCATCTCCACCGAGGCGCGGGCATGATCGCGCCAGTCGCCGCGGTAGAAGGACGTGATCTGGAAGGCGTCGAGCAGCGCCCGTACCTTCTCAGCGGTCGGCTCGACATAGGCCGCGAACCGCGTCCGGTAATAGTCGAAGTGCTTGACGTTGAAGGCATTGTTGCGCCGGGCATAGCGCGCCATCTCGAAGGCGACCATCACGCAGGCCGCGCGCGTCACATCGTCGGCCCCGGCAAACTCCTCCTCGATGAAGGCGAGTTCGTCGGTGAAGGTGAAGCGTTCCGGCTTCCCGGTCGCCAGGCCCCCGATCGAGCAAGAGAACAGCGAGACATCGTTCGAGTGGATCCGCACCTGCGGGTGAAGCTGCGAGATCGCCCGTTCCAGGCGGAAGGTGCCCGAGCAGCAGACATGGACATCCTCGATCTGGGAGAAGTCCACGATCTTCATGATCTGGCGGATGCAATCCGCCGGCACGACACCCAAAAACATGAGCGAGATCAAGCCTTTACAGTGGCAATTTCGCGTAACCCGACTTATGATTTCCCCACATACTGGAAAGGAGAGATCATGAAGATCTAC